TCACGGCTCCATTCCGTTGACGTACTCTGCGATGACCTCGGCAGACCGGGCCGGGGTCATCGCTATTTTGTCGATCTTCTCGACCGCGGTGTAGAAGCCGCGGACGCTCTGCTCGTCCCACACCCACGCAGCTGTCGAGTACTGCTCGACGTGCACTACCGGCGGTGCGGCAGGGAATTCCATCAGCAAGAACGCTCCCGCCTGCATCGGGGTGTAGCCGCGTGTGGTTGAGCTGACGAGCCGGATCTGCACGTTGGGTCGCTGGCCCATCTCCAGCAGGTGACGCATCTGGTCGACCATCACGTCCGGTGTGCCGACAGGTCGGACCAGGACCTCGGTGTCGATGTAGGCGACCAGCTCGGCGGGTTGCCGGACACGGGTGATGACGTCGCGTCGTCCCATGCGCAGTGCGACCCTGGTGTCCACGTCGGACAGCCCTGCGAACGTGGCGCGGGCGTAGTCAGCGGTCTGGAGTAGGCCGGGGATCACGAGCGGTTCGACGTCGACGAGTCGGGTGGCAACCTGTTCGTACTCGATGAGCTGGACCAGTTGCGCGCCGATGCTCGGTGCGCCGGCGACGAGTTGCCCGGGCCCTTCGGCCAAGCGGCGACGTAGGCCGAGCAGCCGTTCGCGTTCGTCTTCGGGAGCATCGAGTGCGTCGAGGACGCGTTGGAGGCGTTCCTCGGACGGCAGGCGGTTGCCGGACTCCCAGTGGCTGACGTTCGCGGAGGATTGTCCGGACGCGTCAGCGAGGGCACGGGTAGTCAGCTTGCGCGACTCGCGTAGGTCCCGCAGGCCCTTGGCGAGCGCCCGCGCTTCAGGGCCCGCACCGCTACCGCTGTTTACCGACATGTAGCAAGCCTACGACCCCGCGCGAGCGGCTTCTAATTCCCCCAGTTGGGGCATTGCTACGTCTGTTACGTAGCGCGCATGCTGCTACGTAACAGATCGGCAAGGCGTCCTCAGGAGGTTACCGCGATGGCACGATGGACCGTCGGCGAGGGCGACGAGCAGATCGTGGTCGAGGTCGAGGGCAGCGTGATCACGCTCTCGGTTCCGGCCGTGAACTGGTCGGTGAGCTACGACTCGACCAGTGCGGGAGCGCTCCGCGGCACGCTCGGGTACGCCATCGCGGTCGCGACCGGGGGCCAGACAGGCGGACAGCCGTCATGATCGACCCCGCGACACTCCACCTCACCCACGACCAGCAGATCGGCGCCGCCTGCGTCGCGTGTGGCGCATGGCTGTCCCCCACGGCCATCCCGGTCGGACTACTCGGCCCGGTCGATGACCTGCACTACGTCTACGTCTGTTCGCGCGCGTGTGGCCGTCGGTTCGCCGAGTTGGTCATGGTGCGCTACGACTCCGCGGGCCGGCCGGTGTCCCCGACCGCCGGTCGGTCTGCGGCTCCAGCCCGGGGGGTGGCGTCGTGAGCGCCGCGTCAGCGCAGGCCCGGGTGCGGGCGGCGTGCTCCCGGTGGCTGTCCAGCCAGTGCCACGCCGGCCCGGACTGCGTCTGTATCCACCCAGTACCGCCGACACCCGAGCCGCCCCGACCACGCGAGGAGGTGGCTCGGTGAGCGAGTCGAGCATCGGCCGGCGGATCGAGCCAGAGACGCTGGACCACCCGGCCGGTCAGACGCACATCTGGCTGTGGGAGGTCACCGAGGGCACGGTGCGCGCGACATGCGGCCTGGTCGCAGCCCGAGCCGAGTTGACCGAGCCGGAGGACGAGTACGGCATGCACGACGAGTGCCTGCTGCGGCTGGGTGACCTGGTCGCGGACGAGCTGCCGCCCGGGATGGAGTGGCGGGCGTCCCCCTGATCCCTCGCGCGGTCCCCGGGGGAAATTCAGGGGCCCGGACTCGTCCGGGAAAGCGAAAGCCGGGAACCGCGCGAGGCCCGTACCAGACCAATCTGACGGAGGAACTGTGCCGATCAGCTGTAGCACCTGCCGTGGCAGTGGCCTGCACGCCGCCTGCAACGGCCGGGGGTGCTCGTCATGCAACGGTGTGGGTGACTGCCCAGCCTGCGACGGCACCGTGACTGTGTGGGAAGGCGGCAACGGCGTCGAGGGCGACGACGAGTAGACCACCCGGATGTGCGCCATCTCTGACGGGGACGTGGCGCACCGGCCGCCCCCGCTGCTCCCCCCGGCCTCCCCCTCGGGTCGAGCGCGGGGGCGGTTCGAGACCACCCCGAAGTGCGCCGGTTCTCGGCGGGGCCACCACCCGCATCGCTGGCCCCGCGGCGCACACGCCGTCCCCGCGCTCCCCTCACTCCACTCGGGTTGAGCGCGGGGGCGGTCCCCCTTCTCCTGGAAGTAGGCTCACGACATGACCGAGTCCACCACGGTGTCTCTCGCGGACCGCGTACTGGCCGCGATCGAGGAAACCGAGCGGATCGCACGGGCGGCCAACGTCGTGCAGGACGACCCGGAATGGTTCGCCAGCCCGGTTGTTGATTCGAGGCCTCGGACGTTCCGTATTCGTAGCGCCCAGGATTATCGGCCGATCGCCACCGTCCAGGACCTCGCTGGCGACAGCGACGTGGTCGGCATCCTCGACGGCGAGGCGGCTTCCAGGCACATTGCGCACAACGACCCGGTCATCGTGCTGCGCCGCTGCGCCGCCGACCGGGCAATCCTCGCCCTACACCAGGTAGCCGGCCGAGCCTGCACCGGTGATCCCGATCTCCCCACTGCGTGGCGCGACTACTGCGGTACCTGCGGCAGCGGCGAGCCGAACGAGTACCCGACGTGGTGGCCCTGTGACACGCTCCGCGCACTGGCCGAGGGCTACGGGATCGAGTAGACGCAACAGCCGGGATCGGTCACCAGGCACACGAAGGCGGCCCCACGCCGACCTCCGGAGAGGCAAGCGCGGGGCCGTCGTGGCCACTGTCGGGGGGCTCTAGTGGCCGTCCTACTCGTCGCGCCCGTACGACTTGTCCCGAGCGTGCCGCAGCACGCGGATCATCCGGTTGATATCAGCCCGATCCAGAACCGGAGACCACAGTTGCGTCGTCTCCGCTTCATCGCCGTTCGGGCTATCCATGGCCAACTTCAGGTACGACAGGGGGGCCTGAAGCATGATCTGGACGTGGCCGTCGCCATCGGTGCTGTTACGCCAGTTCACGTGCAACGTCGGATCGATGTTGCACTTCGCGTCGGTGGGGGCCGCAGGGCCACCGTCCGGCGGGAAGGCGAACTCGCGCATCGCGAAAGTGATCTGTTCCTTGGGCATCACGCCCACCTCCATCACGGAGAAATCCCCCCGGCCCAGTGCCGGGGAGCCTGTGTTCAAACTGGTTTGAATACGCGTGACCCTTATTCAAGGAACTAGGCGAATCCTTGAATAAGGTGTGGCTACTGGACCGGCGGTGCCGGGGTCTTCGCGCCCGCGTTGGCCGGCGCCAACACCGTCGCGATCGCAGCAGCCACCGTGCAGATCCCCGCAGCGAGCGCCGGATCCACGTGCACACCCACCAACGCCAGGATCCCCACGACCACAGTCGGTGTGAGCGCACCGAGCAGCGCGGCGATGGCCTTCGAGTAGCGGGACATGGTCGTCTCCTTCAGGATCCGGCCGGCGGTGCCGGCGTCAGGGTGAACGTGCCGCTGTAGCCCGGGAAAGCCTTGGAGACGACCGCGTTCAGCGATGTCTCGATCTCCTGCACCTGCGCCTCGGTGACGACACTGCCGGACGCTTGCGCCTTGATCGCCGTGAGGAGCTGGTTCAGCACCGAACCCAGGGCGGCCTTGACGTCGCCGTCGGCGGCGGTGACCGCAGCGGTCACGTCGACGACCGGGTCGCCCAGCACCCACAGGTCCGCGTACTGCTGCACGGTCGGGTCACCGCCGTGGGTCTGGATCACGTGCTGGATGTCGGCGAGGGCCTTGGCGTCCGGGACGTGCCGGCGGGTGATGCCGTCACCGACCCAGATCGCCGGGTCGCCGGGCGCCTGGGCGAGCACAAGATTCATCATCGGGGTGACCTCCACGGGTTTCGGGTCGACGCCGGGCCAGTAGTCAGCCACGGCGGAGATGTCGTAGTCCCCGCCGCTGCCCGGCGGGTCGTTGTACTGCTTCGCGACCGCGCCGGCCGGGATGGCCGTGCTGCCGTCGTAGTGCGCGATCCAGTAGTGCGGCTCCGGCACTCCGGCGGCGCCGAATGCGGCCCGGACGTTCGGCCACGTTGCCGCGTTGCAGTACACGGACGGGTCCTCGCCGGCCGCCCGCCGCATCCGCACCCACTGCACCGCCTGCTCCGGGGTCGCGTCACCCTGCTCAACATCCAGGACATGCCCGGAGTTCGTGCTCGCGCGGGTCGCGATCCGCACCCTCACCGCGCGCGGGAACCACGACCACTCCAGCGGCGTCCACGCGTACGGGCCATCCACGTAGCCCATCACCACGGCCGCGTTCATGGGGATCGCGGCCGGGTTCACCGAGTCGTAGCCGGTCCTCACGGGACACGCTCCGGCCAGTGCCACGTCCCGCCCTTGCGGCTCGCCTTAGTCCAGCCGCAACCGGGCTCAGGGCAGTAGCGGAACGGAATCACGCCGTGCGGCTCGTTCGGACAGTCCTCCTTGCCGGGCGTCTCACTGCCATCGTGGTACGGCACGGCCCGGCTGAAGAACATGCCGGTCGGATTCAGCACGGCCAACCCGAGCTTCGCGCCGTCACCGTTGTCCAGACCGACCTCGGTGACGATCGCGGCGCGGCACTCGGACGTGTACTCGCCCCCCGGCGTGCCATAGCTGACGTAGTGCACGATCCGGCCGACGCTGGGCTGCGGCTCGCTCATCACAGCCTCCTCGCGACGAGCCACACCCGCGCGGCGTGCTCGATCCGGTCCACCTTGAACAGACGCTCGATCGGCGCGCCGTTCAGCCAGTCGTGCAGCAGCCCCGCGAACCGCGCGTCCGCCTCGGCCGGGTCCGGCGCCGGCGGCTCTGGCGTCGGCGCGGGCGGCACTGGGTCCGGTCCCGGACCGGGCGTTGGCGGGACAGGCGTCGGAGTCGGGTCCGGCGCTGGCGGCGGCACCGGGTTCGGCTGCCCGGTGACCCTCTTGAACTGGTCACCGAGGTCGTACAGCGTGCCGGCCAGCGGGTCCAGGCCGGTGTGCTCGTTGACGAAATCCTGCGTCAGGACCGTCCACACCTCCTCGACGTAGCGTGCCCACCACGCCCACGTCGCCCGCTGCACGCGGCCCCACGTGACCAGGTACGCGTACTCCGCGTCGTACCCGACGAGCGCCACTGCGTGGCCGCCGTCGATACCGCCGTCGTCCGGGACAACGTCCCACGGCTGGCCGGCGTTGAACTGGTCCATCGCCGAGTTCGGCAGGTTCACGCCAACCCCGAGCGAACCGAACTGGTCGAGCGACCACTTCACCAGCGACAGGTCCTGCTGGTGCAACTCGGCGAACAGCAGGATCTTGTGCACCTGGCCACCGAGCCGGAACCCGGTCTTCCGCCAGTACTCCCGGACCGACTGCATCTCGGCGCCCTGGTCGCTGTTCGGGTCGTCGGGGTTGTACCCGGTGATCGCGCTGTACGCGGCCAACACCTCGTCCGTGGTGGACTGCACCTCCGGGTTGCCGGCGGCGACCTGATCGGACTTCACCTCGTGGTCCACGTCGGCGCAGGTGCAGTCGCCCACGTCGTCGTTGCCGTCCATGCCCCATGAATCGGCCGGCACGGCGGAGTAGCGGTCCAGAGTCGCCGGTGGGGTGTACGTGTCGGGCACGTGGCCGACCGTCAAGAACACCCGGCCCTTGGTCAGGTTGGGTGCCTTCCGGCCGAGCCGGTAGCGGGTGGGAGCGGTCATCGATTCTGGCCTCCGATCGGGAGCGGGTTCGTCGTCGTGGTGGTCGGTGGTGGTTGGACAGTGCAGGTGTACTGCGGCGAGGTCGGGTCGAAGCCAGACGCGCGAGAGCACGTCTCGGTCGATCCATCCGGGTACGTCGTGGTCCAGCCCGACGGTGGCTGACCGTCCACACCGTTCTGACCGGGTGGTCCCTGCTCGCCCTGTGGTCCCGCCGGCCCAGGCGGGCCGGCGGGCCCCTGCGGACCGTCGACACCGTTCGCTCCGGCCGCACCAGGAACACCGGTCGGTCCGGTCGGTCCCGTTGGACCCGTTGGACCCGTCGGGCCGGGTGAGCCGGGCTCACCCTTGTCGCCCTTCGGTCCCTGTGGCCCAGCAACGCCCTGCACACCGTTCTGGCCAGCAGGCCCCTGTGCACCGGCCGGCCCGGTCACCGGCGCCTGCGGTGTGACAACCGGTGTCGCACCCAACTGCCGCAACTGTGACGCGAGCTGCTGCTCCCCCGTCGCCGCGGTCGCCTGCTGGACTTTCAGGTCCGAGATCTGGCCGCGTTGCGCCACCACGAGCAGGAACAGCACGATGACCCCCGCGCCGACCAGTGCGACGGCTGCGAGCACGAGCCGGTGGGTGCGCGTATCGCGCGCCTGCTCTGCCGCCTCGGTCTCGATGCGTTCGGTGTCAGTCATCGTGCTCCGCCTCGTGTACGGCCGCAGCCAGGTCCCCGACGATCGGGACGCTGGTGAGTGCGGCCTTCGCGGCTTCCTTGCGTTCCCGCCGGGACCCCCGGCGGAACAGATAGATCACGCCGAGCAGCCCGGACACAGCAGTGACGAGCGCCGCGACGGCCGTGATGAGGCTGGCGATCCCATCGAGCATCAAGCCTCCCTCGCGGCCGTCCTCTGCGCAGGGAGGGGTTGGTGTGGTGCATGACCGCCTCCCTCCATAGTTCGAGTTAACTGTAGGTAAGTACGCTGCCGGTCTCAGGGAGCCCACACGAACAGTTTCCGGTTGGTCCACGTCCCGGTGCCCGACAACACCTTGTACTTCAGGGTGTAAGTGTTCGTGCCCGGGTTGATCACGTACACCGTGAATCCCGGGAACTGTGGGACGGACGACGAGTTCGAGACGCCGGTCGCCTCGACGTCAGTCGCGCCGATCGACGTAGCACCGGACACCGCCACCGACGCATACGTCGGGCCGGAACCGCTATTCGAGTACGACGCCGACGACAGCACGAGCGCCAACGTCCCGCTGCTCGTGATCGTCACGGTCGGGCCGGCGGACCCGGTCGTGGGATCACCGTAGGTCGACGACGTTGCCGTGCACGACGCCGCGATCTCGTTCAGGCCAGCGTTGGTGGACAACACCTTCGCCATGACTGCGTTGAACAGAGCGGCGGTTTCCTTGCTGCCGGCGGTGAACAGTGCCATCACAGACCCCCGAGGCCAAGGTAGTAGGGCTGAAACAGGCTGATCTTGTCGCCCGTGTTGTGGCTCTTGATCACGCCGTTGACTGAGCGGCTGACCGATGAGAACGTCTGCGGTGACGAGGATCCGGTGATGACACCGACCGTCATTCGCTCGCCACCGCACATAATGTCCAGCGGCAGGTCACCGGCTGACGTGGTCCACAGTGCGCCATCGCTGATGTCGACCTGGAAGCTGGTGGCGCTCGCGTTGATGGCCGCGTGCAACGTCGACCCGTCGGAGTCCAACCGGGACACTCCGTCATCGAGCGTGCCGCACACGTACGGGCTGCCGGGTGCGCAGTTCCACGTGATGCCGTAGGTCATCTGTGTGATGGTCTCGGTGTAGCCGCGCACTAGCAGCAGCACCTGGTCGGTCGCGAGGTTGTTGACTGCCGCGAAATCGTCCGGATCGACACCGAGGATCGACCACCACAGCGCGGCGTTCGACGTGAGGTGCGTGCTGGCCAGGTTTACGGAAATCTGCGGGTACCGTGCGTCCGCGACCGTGCCCAGGTGCAGTGCCCACCCGGCGATGTCCTGGAGTGTCGTGTCGCTGTTGGTGTTGACAGAGATCGTGGTGGAGTAGACGCCGACACCGTTCGGTGGTGCGGCCGTGGAGAGTGCGCCGATCGTGAGGGACGCCTCGTAGGAGGATCCGCTGGTGCGCTGCGCGATCACGTCGTTGTGCAGGTTCAGGTCGTCGTAGGTGACTTGGGGTGCCGCGCTGAGCTGGTTCAGGTTGACGTCCAACACGGCGACCGGCGTGGTGTTCAGGTGCGCCCCGGTCGTGCGGTACACCAGCGCCGGGCTGCCTTTCGCCTCGTACAGCAGGCCACCGTCCGTGGCGGCACACGAGGTCAACAGGTTCAGGAGCGTGTCGGCTGGTTGCGCGCCCATCTGGATCGCCTTCGCCGACGGGTCACCGACGTAGTTGTATTCGATCCCGAAATAGCCACACAGCCTGGCGATGCGGGCCTGTGCGTACTCGCCGACGAACCCGTTCAACTGGTTCAGGAGCGCGAAAAGGTCGGTCGCGGCGCTCTCCACCGTGATGTGCCCGACCACGGTCTGCTGCAACGAATTCCCGGGCGGTCCGACGGCAACGGCCTGGCAGGTTGACACGGTGTACGAGTTGATCGTGTAATTGTAGTAGGACGCCGAGCTTGCCCCTTGGGCCAAAGTTGAGATCTGGCAGTTGAGGTTACTCCCTGATTGTTGGGCGTAGAAGCCCACGCGGAGTACGCCGCCATCCACGACGAAAGGAATAGATCCGGTGTCGTTGACGACCGATCCGGTCGGTGACACGGTCAACACGCCGAGGCCGCCGCCGGCCTTGTAGTAGAAGTCCCACCGGGTGGTGGCGCCGACTGATCCGGCACCGTATGTCCAGAACCGGAACAGCACCGTCCCGTCCGTTAGGGTCGCGGCTGGCGGGAACTTGATCAGCATTCGCACCTGGACCGTGCCGGTCGACGTGTACTTCGGGGCGAGCCCGATCCAGTACGAGTTGTTGTTGACCGGGAGCGCCGACGAGCCGACGAACGTGGTGTCAGCCGCGAACTGCGGCGACCCGGAGAACGCCATCGGTGAACCGCCGGGAAACGCCGACGCGATCGAAGTCGAGTTCGCTCCGTCCTCACACGGCCAGTACGCCACCAGATTCGACAGGCCGGGGATGTCGTGGCGAAGACACGACTGCACCGGCAACTGCCCCTGGTTCAGCTGCCGCAGAACCGACGCGGCGGTCGCGTTGACAAAACGGTCGGTCCCCGTGATGTCCGACGAGGGCACCAGCGATGCGAGGTATCCCGAGTAGCGCGGCACCCGAAGCACCAGGTTGTCGTAACTGAACGTCACGGGTGTGTTCGTGTTGCCCGACCCGACACCGGACCGGATGCCGACCCAGCCGGGGCTGTCTAGTTGCTGTGTGCCTGACCCGATGACCGAGTCCAGGTAGTTCGCGACAGTCAGCCAGCCAGCCGGCTCAGGGCCGGAAGGGTCCCACACCTTGCCGCGCAACGTCTGCCCCTCGACCTGGGCGCGGACGCGCAGCGTCGACGCCGAATGCGTCACCGTTGCCGTCGCGACGGAGTTGAGCGCGGCGTTGTTCGCGTCCATCCACTGTAGAGTCACAGCCCCGGATGGCTGGATGGTGCAGCGGAGCATGTAGTAGTGCCCGGAGTCCTGCCCACGTAGCAAGATGTTCGCGGGTTCGACCTGGCCGCCCGTGATCGACGTGCCCGGCAGGACGGACACGGTGACCGCCACGTCGATGTCGGCGTAGATGTTGGACAACCCCGAGGCGACGTAGGCGCCCGTTCCTGCCACCGTGTGCGTTCCCACCCCACCAGCGACCGCGAATGACGCGGCACTGTTGGAGACGGTCCACACCGCGAACGACCACAGGTCACCGGAGTCGTTGGTGCCCCACCCGTTCGACACGGTCCGCGTGAACGTATCCGTCTCAGCGCCGATGGACAGGCGCACCGGGGTGTTCCGGCCGAGCGTGCCGTAGTACAGGCCGGCCGGGTTGGCCGGGCTGTAGCTGCCCAGCCGGTTGTCCAGCATGAACGTGCACTGCGACGGCTGGATGCTCGTCGCTTCGTTCGACAGGCCCCGGGTGATCGTGATGTTCCCGTTGTCGCGGACCTGAACGTCCCCGGTGATGTCGTGCCAGTCGCCGCCCGCGTACAGCTCGGCCACGACGGGCAGGAGCGCCGTGGTGGGAAACGTCGCGGGGAACGTGGCCATCAGGACACCACCACTGTGCCGGTCGTGGACGTGATACGGATCTGCCCGGTCCGCACGAGCATCTTGAACGCGGACGCGAACGCACTGTCGCCGCCGCCGAACTCCAGCTTCACCTTCACCTCGACCGGGGTCTGCGCGAGCGCCTGCATCGCGTTCGCGTGCGGCACCACCGACGACCCGCCCGGCACCCGCAGCAGTTCGGGCCCGTACTCGCCGACCCCGATCAGGCCACCCGCCGGGCCGCCGCCCCCGTACCAGTTCAGGACTCGTTCGTGCTGCGCGGCGTGGATCGGGTCGCCGTAGCGTGCCCGCTCGTACGTCGCCATCGCCAGGGACTGGACGTACGGGTCCGCGGTCTTGCGGAACCCGTAGGCGCCCCAGGTGCTGTCCAGGAACTGGGCCATACCGAACGCCGTGCTGGTCGGGTTCTGGGCCAGGTTGTTGTAGCCGGCCTCCCGCATCTCCAGGTAGTCCTGCGCCGCCCACTGCGCACCGGTGCCCCACCCGAACGTAGAGAACACCGCCTGCATGATCGCCTTGTTCGCGGCGCGGTCCCCGGACAGCTGGCTGTTCCCGGACCCGAAGCCCGCGCCGGCCGCCAACACACCCATGTCCACCGCGGTCGCCGCCGGCAGCCGCACCTGCGGGCCGCCGAGCGCGTAGAGGGAATTCCCCACCGTGGCCAACGCACCCCACTGGGCCGCGATCGGCAGGTTCGGGCCGATCAACCCACCCAACCCGGACGACGCGCCGACCGGTCCGCCGGCCGCGTGATGGGGTGCGGCGACGTCACCGAGCAGCGCCATCTGCATCGAGTTCGCCGAGGGGATCACCTCGGTGCCGTAGGGCAGCCGCACCAGTTCGGGGCCCTGTTCACCCACCCAGGTCAGGCCACCGCCTGGGCCGCCGGCTGCTTTCGCGCCGTGCGCGCCGCGGGTCGGCAGGATCGCCTCGATCTGGCTGAAGCTCATGCCCAGTTGCTCGCCGATCTGCGTCAGCTGCTGCGGGTTCAGCGACGGCGTGCCGACGATCGAGAAATCGGCCCGTGTGCCGTTCAGGCCGAGCAGCTTCCCGATCACGCCCTGGATCTGTTGGGCGGTGAAATGCATTTTCGTGCCGACGTTCTCGGTAGCCTGCGCCGCGAGCTGTTCGTTGCCGTACTCCGCCTCGTACGCCCGGAAAATCGATTCGATCATCTGGCGGTTCTGCGCGCCGGCCAGCGTGTTCTGGTCCGTGCTTCGGGTCAGGTTGTCCTGGGCCGTGTTCAGCTGCACCAGCGCGTTCCGTTCGGACACCTCAGCTGCGGCGACCTGTTGGTGCGCCTGGCGCAGCCCCCATTCGGCGTTGGCGACCTGGATCGCGGCCTGCTGCTCGGCGTACTGGGCGTCCGCAACGCCCTGCGCGGCCTGCGCAACCGCGTTCTGCGACTGCTGCAACGCGTGCTCGGCGGCCAACACCTGCGGGTTGCCGTTCACGCCCTGCTTGCGTGCCGTGTTCAGCTGGTCCTGTGTCTGGGTGGACGAGTTCTGTGCGTCGGCCAGCGCGTTCTCTGCCTGCAAGAGGGCGATCGCGGCCTCGACCTGCGCTTCGTTCGCTGCGGTGATCTGCTCGCCAGCGATCGCGGCGGCGTTGTTCTTGTTCACGCCGTACTTCGACGCGTTCTGCTGTGCCTGGAACAGGGCCAGGTTCGCCGACTCGACCGACGTGGACGCGTCGTTGGCCTGCAACTGGAGGTCGATCAGCTGCTGTTTCGCGGCCGCCCGAGCCGCAGTGACCGCCTGCTGCGCCTGCTGCTCCTGGTACACCGACTCGGTGTAGGCGTCCTGTGCCTGCTTGACACCCCGGACCGCGGCCTGCTGGGAGTGTAGGGCCGACTCGACGCCCTGCTCGGCGGTGACGACGCCGTGCTCAGCGTTTGCCACGCCTTCAGCGGCCTGGGTCGCGGCCTGCTTCGACTGGAGGTAGGTGGCGTTGAGCTGCTGCCACTGCTGGACGGCCTGCCCGGCGGTGATGCTGGCCTTGTCGGTGCTGTCTTCGAGGTACGTGGACCCGGCGGTCGCGTCGGCAAGCGCCTTCGCGGCCGCCTGCACGGCGAGACCGTAGTTCTGGTGCTGCTGCTCGTTGGCCGTCAACGAGAACCCGACGCTGTCCAACGTTTGCTTCTCGGCGAGTGCCGCTGCCTGCATCCCCGCCAGCGCGGCCTTCGCCTGCGGGACCACGTCAGCGAGGTGGTTGTACTCGTCGACCTGCGCCCGCAGCGACGCCGGCAACGCGTCGTACGCGCTCTTGCCGCGGTTGGCTACCTCCGTGACCTGGGCGATGGTCTGCCCCGCGTTCGCCCAACCGGGCGCGTTGGCCGCCTCGGCCGCTGACACGAACGACGCCCCGAGCTTCTTCTGCTGGTCCTCCAGTTGCTTGGTGTAGTTCTGTGCGGTCTGCAAGTTCCCGCCGAACACCGAAGCGAACTGTGCGCTGGAGGACCCCAGCCGGGTCAGGTCACCGGACAGGCCCTGCAGGGCGGCGTTGCCCATCAGCATGTTCTGCGCGGTCTGGCCGGCTGACTGCCCGAGACTGATGATCGACGAGGACGCGTCCTGGGCCTGCTTCGCGGTGGACGACGAGGACGACCCGAACGCGAACATCGCGATCTGCGCGATCTGCATGATCATCCACATCGGGCCCATCGCCGAGTTCAGCGCACGCAGCGCATCCCCGAACGTCGCCGTGCCCGCCGCAGCGGCCTCCTCCGCAACACCCGCCTCTTCCTGCGCGGCCGCCAGCTCGACGGTCGCGGCCTTCGCGGCCTTCGACGCGGTCACGACGTCGTTGCGGGCCTTCGCGATCGCCTCGTCGTCCCCGGACGCCATCGCCGTGTTGAGCTTCTGCTCAGCCGCGACCAGATCCAGCGTCGACTGCGACGCGGCCAGCGTCTTCGACTGGAGGTCAGACAGGCCCTCGTCGTTGACCTCGATGTCGATAACAGCCTTGGTGGACGCCTCGACCTGCGCAACGAGTTCGTCGACCTGCGACCGGAAGATCATGGCGTCGCCGACGTCGACCGGGATGTCCGCCTTCGACGTGGTCGACAGGTCGGCGAGAACCTCCTGGAGCCGTTCGGTAAACGGGACCATGTCGGCCTCGACCGGGATGTCCAGCGCCTGCGACGCCAAGGACTTCACCGACGAGCGGACCTGCGCGACCCACGCGTCGTTGATCGGGTTCGACGCGGTCACCGGGACCTTGACCGGAGCGCCTTTCGCGATCTCCTTGGTCAACGCATCCGGCCCGTTGACCTGGTCGAGCGCCAGCTGCGCCTTGACGGTGATCGGTTTCTTCCCGGCTTCCGCGCCCATCGCGGCGGACTCGGCGAGTGTCGCTTTCAGACCGGAGTTGTCGCCCGTGACCTCGATGATCACCTCATTGCCCATCGAGGTCACCTCCTCCGTTGCCGTAGTCGACGATGTTCACGTGCCGCAGCAGGTCCTCCGATTCGGCTAGGATCTGCGAGGGCAGGCAGTGGTAGCGCTTCGCCAGCTTCTCGATCAGTTCGTGCTTGCTCAGCTCGCGAGGCTTTCGGTGGGCAGCGCCGCCAGGTGCTCCTCCACCTCGCTGGTAGTCGAGGATGGCTCGTCCAAAGGGGCTGGGACGGCCGCCCGTCCGACCTGCCACACTCCGGTGATCGTGCCGACGAACTCCGGCTCCAAGGAGTACAGGCCGTCGAGCGTGACGGGGATCGGTTCACCAGCCCGCTGTAGGTTCCAGTCCACGACATGCTCGACGAGCATCTGGTGCAGCTCCCGCTGCTTGGCTCGTGCGTCGGCCATCGTGTCGCCGGGTTCCGCAGACAGGTCGAATACGGCGTGCAGCCGCTGAGCCATCGACATCGCCCGCACCCGGATCTCCAGGCCCTCGTATTCGGTGTCGGGAAACACCAGCTTGTAGACGGTGTCCTCGACCTCGTATCCGCTCACCGGTTCATCACCTCCACAAACCGCGCTACGGCGGGCATCGAGACCTCGTCGACCATCGCGGCCACCTTCTCCGCGGCGTCCTGCGCGGAGTGGTAGCCCTCGAACCTCGTCACCGGCGCGTTCCGGCTGCCCTGGCCCTCCAGCCACGGTCCGTACACACTCATCCCGTCGTGGACCTGGGCGTGCTCGTCGTCGATGCGCGTCACACGGGTCTGGCTGACGTAGCGGCCGTGGTTGACGCGGATGTTGTTGTCCAAGTTGGCCCGCCACACCTCCAGGGCCTTGTCGCCCACGGCGCCGACCGCGTCGACCACCAGATCCGTCGACGCGGCCTCCCAACTGCCGTCGAATAGACCACCCTGGACAGGCACGGTCAGCTCCAGGTCGGCAACGCGCCGTCGGCCAGGGACAGCGGCACCTTCCATGTGAGTGCGCCGTCGGTGCCGCGCGTGACCGGGTAGTCCGTGATGACGCAGTTGTTGTTCAGGGTGGCGCCGTTCACGACGATCGACGTCGCCCGGTTGACCGTGCCGCTGGACGGGTCCCGGAACACCAGGTGCGACACGGTGGCGTTGAAGGTGCCGGACAGGTTGAGGGTGAAGTCACCCAGACCCAGCAGCCGCTCGTGCGCGAACTTGTCGATCCCCGTGACGTCGATGACGGCGCGGGGCGTCGCGAAGTCCAGGTTCTGGCAGTCGTTGCGGATGTCCACGATGGTGCTGCCGTCGGACTTCGTGACGTTCATCGTGGTCCAACCGAGACCGGTGGCCTTGGCCATAGATCAGCCCTCCTTGATCTTGTCGACGATCTTCGTGGTGTGCTCGGCGCAGTCCTCGACCCACTGGTCGTCCCGGTCGTACTGCCGGACTTGGCCGCGGTCGCCGACGAGGTACAGTTCCGGTCGCCCGACCGGCAGCCGGTGCTGGCTGGCCTTGAAACACGGCTGGCCGGCCTCGAACACGTAGAACACAGCGGGCGGGTTGTACGTCTCGCCCGTGTCCGGATCCACGTCCAGCACGCACTCGCTCCACTGCCGACCGCTGCTGCGCACGAAGTGCTGGTCGGCCTCGGGCAGCGTGTCCATGCGGATGCGCCACCCCGTATGGAACTGGATGCACCCGACCTGTTCGCAGGTCGCGGGCTTCCAGTGGGTCGCGAGCGGCGAGGTGATCGTCCAGTGCCGCTGGCCGGGCGCCTCGACCGAGGTCCGCGCGAGATCGCGGTGCGCGGTGGCGATGTCCAAACTCATCGGGTCCGCCTCCTAGAAGACCGTGGTCGAGATGTTCTGGGTGACCTGCACCAGGAACGTGCAGGTGGTGAACGTGCCCGTGGTGGCGACCCGTACGTACCGGCGCAGCGTCGCGGTGCCACCCACCGCAATCCGCTGGGCCAGCGGGACACCACCTGTCACGGCGGCGAACGCGCCGCTGGCCACGTCCGCGAAGGTGGTGTTGTCGGCCGAGTCCTGAAGCTTGATCGTCGCGCTGGTACCAGTGAACGCAGACACGTGCAGGTACGCCTGCCACCCGAACGAGGTTTGCAACGCCCACGTCCAGGTGGGGGCGGCCGTGTAGGTGAGCGTGATCGCCTGCCCGGCCGGGACGGTGTAGGTTCCCGCGCCGGTGCCGACGGTCACACCGTTCACGGAGACGTTCGTCATCGTGCCGCCGCTGATCACGACTTGGGCGGGCATCGCGGACGTGTTCGTCACGGGTGTTCCGGACGCCGGCACTGCTGGCGTGGTGAATCCTCCACCGAAGTCCCACGCGGCCCCGTTAGTGGCCGTGGTGTCCGTTCGGGCACCGTTGGTGAGCTGTACACCCCAGTCGGTCGCGTAGCCGTTGGTGTCCAGTTCGGACTTCTCCGTCAGGCTACCGTCGGTTCCCCTGGTCGGGTCGTAGTTGAGCTGCTTGGCCACGATTGACGCGGCTGGCGAGCCGAGGCCGTAGCCGCGGCAGTAGGTCGAGATGATGTCCGTGGTCGGCAGCGGGGACAGGACGCTGTGGATGCCGCCGACGCCGGAGTTCCAGTGTGTGGTGAGGTCGAACTTCCCGTCCCGCAGGCCGAGGATGCGTTCGTGGGCGAACTTGTCGATGCCGGTCACGTCGATGGTCGCGACCGGACTGGACACGGTGATGGTGGACGTGTCGTTGGCAACGTCGCGGCCGGTGATCCAGAGGTGGTCGCCGAGGCCCGTGGTCTTCGTGGTCATGAGGCGGCTCCCTGTGCCCAGACGTTGTCGACGATCAGCGGGACCGTGATGTCGTAGATCCGGTAGAAGGCGTTCTCCTGCCGGTAGTAGTCGGCCTTCGCCGAGAGTGGCGCGCCGTGCGTGCCCAGCAGGTCCGCCGCGAAGATCTCCCCGCCGAGCGTGAAATCGGCCGACAGCAGCCGAATCAGCTGTGACGCTGCCGTCGTCATAACTGGGTCGATCGCGTCCATGTTCCCGGTCACCATCGGCGTGTACAGGCGCAACCGGTACTCAACGCGCGCGGCTGTGGCAGCAAGGCCGGAAACCTTGCGCGCCGGCCCGATGCCCTGCATCCACACTGCGGCGGAGATCTGGTTCGCGCTCGGCAGCGACGCCGGCTCGTGCGCGGCGACAGTGGTGACGAGCCCGGATGCCTGGACGAGGGACGCCACCGCGTCGGTGAGGCCCTGGGCGTCGAAACCGGTGCCGGGGATGACGATGAACACCGGGCGCGCGGCGTAGGCCGACAGGCCACCGGCGTCGGTGACGGACCCGAGGACGGCGTACTCGCCGGGCATCGTGTACGTGTGGGTGGCGGTGTTGCTGGCCTGCGAGACGATGGTCCCGTCGCCCCAGTTCCATGTGTACGGCGTGGCTGCCAGGCCCTCGGCGTCGGTGGCGTTGATGGTGGAGGTGACGGTGGCGCCGACCGCGACGGCGGTCATTCCGGTGATCACCGGGGGTGTGTTGCCGCCGGCAGCCGTGTACACGAAGTCGATCCCGTAGAACGTGTTCTGCGTGCTGGCGCGGTCGGGGAACTGGGTGACCGAGGTGGTGAACGAACCGTTGCCGTGCGCAGCCGACGCGGCGGCCACGGCGGTGACCAGGCCGTCGGCGGAGACGACCGCGTTGTCCAGGCCGTGGTTCAGTTCACCGTAGAACCCGCCGGTGGTGTAGGAGACGACGATGTGCTCGCCGGTCGTCACATCCAGCGGGGTGTCCAGGTTGTACTGCGACCACCCCGACGGCATCGTCGTCGGCATCGCGGCCGACGCCAGCAGCGCACCAGCGGTGGACCAGATCCGGCCGCGCCGGCTCGCAACGTCGCCCGGTGTGGCGCCCTCCCACACCCGAACCGCGGAGATCGTGATGCCGGCGTTCGCGACGTACTCGACGCCCAGCTCGTACGAGCCGGGGTCGGTCGACTGGGTCGGGTCGGGCCCGTTCCACGCCTGGCTCATACGAGCCTCGCAGCGGTGCGGGCGCGCATCGTCCGGGCGTACCGCTGGCACACGCGGCGCCGCAGATCCTCCAGTGCGGCGGACATCTCCAGTGGGTCACCCGGGGAGCCACCAGTCGTCGAGCGCTTCACAATCGTCGTGTAGCCGCGTCGGGTCTGCGTCAGGGTCGACAGCGTCTCGGCGATGCACAGGTCCCGGATCAGCGGCGGCACCTGGTGCACGTTCACGGTCGCCCCGCTGGTGTGGGTGGCCGCGGTCGTGCCCAGCACGCCGCGTTCGACGGTGATCTGCCGGGGCGCGTAGATCGCGGTGCCGCCGGCGTGCTGCGCGAGCACCGTGCCGTTCCACGCGCGGATCACGGTCGCGGTCGAGCCGGTGACGGTCTGGACGCACATCTGTTCGCCGTCGACCTGCATCACCTCACCGGGCAGCACCGCCGTCGACGACGACAACGGCACGGTGACGACGTTTGTCGAGGCAAGCAGTTGGCCGGTGATGGTCTGCCCAGTCGACACCATCGCCTTCGCCGTGACGTTCATCCGCTCGCTGTCGACGCGGATCAGCGACCCGACACCGACCTGACTGGAGTCTCCGACCGTGGTGGTCGTGCCGGTGGTGTCCACGAACCCAGTGCAGGTGGTGAGCGGCCGGTCGGTGTCGCAGTACCCGAACGTGCCCGTCACCGCGATCGACCGCTGGAACGTCGCGCCGGCCTGGAACGAGGCGTTCGACGACAGGTCGATCTCCAGCTTCGCGTAGGGCAGGCCCCGCAGCCGCGCTCCGTCCGGGCGCAGCATCACCGACGAGGTGATGTCGACCCCGGCCGCCGTCACCTGCGTGACGGCGGTTAGCTCCCACTGGTCCAGCCACAACCGCCACGGCGCCGCGTACTGGTGGTCGGGCCAGTCGAACGTCTGGGTGGCGAGCAGCGGGTAGAACCGGCGGAGCGTGTCGCCCTCGATACCCCGTGAACTCCCCTGGATCTCACGGAGGATCTGCGCGTCGGCGCGCGCCGTCTCCGGCACGTCCAACGCGCCCTTAACCTCGTCCACCGTGGCGTAACACACCTCGGTCACCGCTGCTCACCTCCCTTCAGTGGTTGCGTGGTTGTGCGTCCACGACGGACCCGTCCCAGCGCCAGCCGTCGAACCGGCAGAACAGGACGCCGTCCTCACCGCCGGACCGAACCGGTTCCCCGCAGCGTGGACAGGCGACCGGGTCCCGTTCCCGCCACTCCCGGCGGACCTCGCGACCGGACTGGATCAGGCCGAGCAGGCCGTACCAGCCCGCCCCGCCATCCCCAGTCGCGATCGGCTCCGACATCGGCTACTCGCTGGCCTGCGCCGCCTGGTCCGCTTCCCGCAGGCGCGCGACCAGCTCGGCCTTGTTCCCGGTCGTCGACAGCGGCGGCGTGCGCGCGGCACACAGTTCGACCAGTTCGACCTTCGTGTGCGCCTCGTACTCGTCGATCACGCCGTCACCGTCGACGTCACCCGGACCGTCCTCCTCGGACTCCGGCGTAGCGGCCGGCTCCTGGTCGGGCTGCTCGACGTCGACCGCCTCCGGGCCGTCCGGGGTGTTCACGGCGACATCGCTGTGCACGACCATGCCCGTCCCGGGATTGCCGCCCGGGTCAACGAAGTCGTACACGTGCGGGTTGTGGTTGAACGGCGGGTGCCCCTCGTACATCTCGATCTCCTCCCGTCAGAACAGCGTCGCGACGAGGTTCGCCGGGTCACGCCGCTCGACCAGGTCGGTCAGCAGCGTCACGCCGCCGCCCAACCGGGACACGGCGCCGGGGTCGGCGACCGAGAGGGACACGTAGTCGTACCCGGCGTCCAGATCCGGTGCGTTCACCTGCACGGCCAGGATCAGCTGCTTCGCCGCGTACGTGGTGCCGGCCAGGGTCAGCGTCGCCGACGCGGCCTGCGTGATCTTCGACCAGGTCTCGGTGCCGGCCAGCGTGGTCGCGGACTTCACCCACGCGGTGGTGATGTTCGCGAAGTTCTGGGTCGTGCCCGACGTCGCCGCGGTGTGCTCCTTCAGCGTGAACACCAGGTCCTCGGTGCCCGACGCGGCGGCCGCGGCCTGCACGACGAAGATGCACGAGCGGCCCTTCTTCAAGGCCACGCGCAGACCGGTCGCGCCGGCCGTGGTCAGGTCGACCGGCGCCCACAGCGGTCCGATGTCGACGGTGTATCCGAGCTTCAGCATGGCTGCTCCGTTTCAGTTCCGGGGTGGAACAAAGGCCCCGGCGGCCGGTCGACCGCCGGGGGTCGTGCACGTCAGACCAGCACCACGTACGGGGACAGGGTGTTGCTGGAGCCGTTCGCGGGGGTGAGCGCGGTGCGCAGCCACGGCTGCCCGTCGACGCGACCGATGACCCGGATCGCGGTCTTGTCGGTGCCGAACAGGTAGTCGTTGGACGACTGCATCTGCATGGCCTGCCGGTCGCCGACCAGGTACTCGGAGAAGTCGTACAGGCCCAGGTCACCCTGCGAACCGAGCGGGCCGACCTTCTCGGTGAACTCGATCGGGCGGCCCATCAACGTGAGGACCGGGGTGCCGATCGCGTTCATCTGCCACAGCATCACCGGGACCGGGGTGGTCCCGCCGGACGGGACGAACGAGAGTTCCGCCAGCTGCGGGAACGTGTCGATCGCCGCGACCCACCGCGAGTTCCGCACGGACGCCGGGTACATGCGCGAGTACATGCGCACGATGTCGTCGTAGTTGATGGCGTTGGCGTTGTTCCGGGACACCTTCACCGCGCCGGGCGCGGTGGTGATGCCCTGCGGCTTGGCGACACCGTCACCGGTGAGGAACCCGAGGTCCTCGAACCAGCCCCACCCGGCCGGGAACTTGGCCTGGAACCACGCGGTGAACGCCGGGGCGTCCGCGAGCAGTTCGTTGGGGATGCCGGCGTAGCCGGTGAGCTTCTTCGCGTCCAGGGTGATCTGACCGAACTTCGCGGACGTGTCGGTCAGCGGCGCACCTTCCGGGGTCCACTGGAACGCGATGCCACCGAAGATCGACGACGCGCGGGACGTCTCGTCGACCGCCGGGATCGGGACCTTCAGGCTGTCCATCGGGATGACCGTCGCGTTCGGGCGGACGATCGCGCCCTCCAGGGCCAGCTGAAGGATCTCGCTGCGCAGGATCTCCGGGATGAGGAACCCACCGTCGGAGGGGACGACGCTGGACGCGGCGTTCACGATCTCCCGGTGCTTCGCCGCGCGCGCACGCAGTTCGTCACCGTTGGGCAGCATCTCCGCGTTCAGGTGCCAGGCGGTGTGGAAGAAGTCCACTGGGGTCTCGTACAGCTTGTCCAGCGCCGCACCGGGTGCCTTGGGGTTGTGCAGCTGGCCCTTGTCGTCGTTGGTCAGGCCGGCGCGGCGGCCAGCGCGGGCCTTGCGGACGTCGGACAGGTCCAGCTTGCTCACCGACTGGCCGGACTCGATCAGGAAGTCCCGCAGGCCCTGCTGGAGCTGCTCGTGGAACTGCTTGACCAGGTCCTCGTCCTTGGCGGTCATCTTCGCCGCGTACTGCTTGGTGAAGTCGCCGAACTCGCCCTTGACGATCATTTCCTGGACGCGGGCGCCGTCGGCGAGCACTTCCTCGAACTCGGCGGCGGTCTGCGGAATCGTTGGTGCGGTCACAGCCGCGCCTCCTTCGGGGTAGTGACGAACGCGCCGCGGAGCGCGGCACGTACGGCTTCGACGTCGAACCGGGGCGCTGCCGGCTCGGCGGGCTCGACGGGCGTGTCGGCGGCGACCGGCTGGGCCGGTGCCGTCGGCGCGGCGGGGGGAGTTTCCGCGACCGGCGGCACCGGTGTCTGCTCCCCGACGGGAGTGCGCTTGGAGTTGCCGGGCCACAGCGGTTCCGCCGGTTCCGGCCCGGCCTTCGCTGCCGGTTCGGCGATGTGGTCGGCCAGCCCGGCGGCGACCGCTTCGTCCTCGTCGTACCAGGTCTCGGCCTGCATGGCGTTTTCCCACTGGTCCAGGTCGCCGCCGGCGCGAGCCTGGTACAGCTTCGCCAGGGAGGTGTCCATCTTCTCCAGCAGGTCCATGACCTCGGCCATGTCGTCGCGGTTGCCGTACACCGACGTCATCGCCCGGTGGATCATCAGCTTCGAACCGGGCGCCATCGTGAGGGAGTCGCAGCCCATCGCGATGATCGACGCGGCGGACGCGGCCAGGCCGGTCACGGTGCCGTTCACGGTGTGCGGGTGGTTACGCAGCAGGTTCGCGATCGTGATGCCCTCGAACGCGTCCCCACCACCGGAGTTGATGTGCACGGCGAGTGGGCCGTTGACCTCGGCGAGTTCGGTGGCGAAATCCTCGCTGTTGACACCGAACCAGCCGCCGATGCTGCCGAACACGTACAGCGTCGACGTGCCGGTGTCGTTGCGGACCAGCCGGTACCACGGCTTGCGGGTCTGGTCACCGTTGAGCAGGTGCAGCCGGCGCAGGGCGTTGTGCATCCCGGCGGGCAGCAGCAGGCGCGAGGAGTTGGACTTCTTGTTCGCGTCGTCCAGGTGGGTTTGCGCGTGCCGGCGCACACCGGCCTTGTCGCCGTCCGGGATGGACGATCCCTCCAGCCGGGCCAGGGCGTTGCGGCAGGCGCGGACGTTCGCCGGTCCACCCTTGGTCTTGTGCATCGGGAACTTGTAGTTGCTCTTGACGTCGTCGGGGTCGTTGTCGCCGTCGTCGCTGGAGTCGTGTGACCCGGAGTTGTGCGCGGCGTCGTCGGACCACCAGCCGTGGCAGTAGTACAGCGTCGCGTACGCGGCCGGCATCGCGGCGACAGCGGCCGGCCCATCCCACGCTTCGTCGACGGTCGCGGTGTGGTGACTGGGGATCGCGGGCATCAGACGCTCACCTCGACGGGCTGGTCCCGTTGTGCGACGGCGAACCCGTACCACTGGGCGAAGTAGTCCGCGTCGTCGATCACCCACACCAGTTGCTCCAGCGACGCGGTCATCGTCAGGTCCGGCTCGCCGTCGCGGGACAGCCGGAACGTGACCTTGTCGCCGCCGGTCTGCTCAGGCACCGGGGTCCACGTGAAGTCCGTGACCGTGGGCCGCTTGCTGGTTTCGACGGTCATGCCGCCTCCTTCTTCGTCGCGGCCGGTTCGTACGCCTGGTCCGGCGGGATCTGCGGCTGCTTCAGCACGCTGGGGATGACACCGGTGTGTTTGATGTTCGGCAGGGACATGGCCTGTGCGACGTCGTCGGGGTCGTACCCGGCGTCCACGAGCATCTTCGCGGCCTGCGCGTTGGCCAGAGTGGTCTGGGCGTCGGCCTGCCAGTCCTTCGGGATGGGGTTGTCGAAGTCGAACTCCACACCCTGCGCGGTGCCACCGAACAGTGGCAGGAACTGGTAGTTCGCCGCGTCGCGGGTGCGGCACAGCTTCACGAACTGCCGGTACTTCGCGAACACGTACTCGTTCGCTTCGGCCTGCGCGCGGTTCACGTCCTCCGTCACACCGAGCAGGCTCTTGCTGGTGCCGAACCCTTCGAAGATCACATCGCGGCCGTCCTGCCGCATGTCGGTGAACTGCATGTCCTCCATCGACATCGTGTTCGGCTGGAACGTGGCGCCCATCTCCAGGAACGCGATCCGGTGGGCTCGCTGCACGCCTTGGTGCTGTTCGGCCCACCGCTCGGTCAGCTCGTCGAACGTGTCATCGGTCAAGCGCACGCCTTCGGGGAACTGAACGAACCCACCGGGCAGGGCGGAGTTGCGGAAGAAATTGCGCTGCCAGTCGGCGATGTAGCGGGCGGACTCGATGTCGGGCATCAGCGGTTCGACGGCGCCCATCCCGCTGTAGGGGTTCAGCGGTGCGGGCTGACGCAGCCACACGACTTCGCGGTTCTCCAGCGGGATGTTCTCGCCGTCCGGTCCGGTGTAGACCCAGCCCCTGATGAACTTCTCGGGGTCGGGGACGGGAATCATCCGGTCGGGCCGGGCGGGCCACATGAACGCCGGGATGCTACCGACGTAGGAGATCACCCAGTACGCGAGGCCAGTCAGTTCGAGGTGCTGCTGATAGCTCTCCCTGAAGAGCTGCCCGGTCATCCACGGGTTCGGTCGACGCCACATGTCCAGCGCGGCGTGCTTCTGCACCTCGGTGCGCGGGTCCGGACCGGAGATCCGGCCACGGCCGTCGCGGGTCCGGAACAGGCGCCACTCCACAGTGCTGAACGACGACGCATTCAGGGTGACGGTCGCGAACAGAGTGCCGTTGCGCCCGAACATCTCCATCTGCTGTTCGGGATCGCTCGTGCCCGACAGGGACGTGAGCAGTGAGCGGTAGCGGCCGACCATCGGGACACGGGTCCCGCCCGTGGGGTCGACCTTCGCCACCGCAGTGGGCCGGCGGCGGGTGAGGTTACGCAGCGCGCTCATCGCCACCTCCACCGCGGTCGATGGAGTGGTCGATCAGCAGCAGTGACACACCGACGGCGACGAAACCGGCCCAGTGCTGCCACGTGAACGCGGCGACGTCGCAGCAGCCGAACGCGACGGTCGCGACGGCAGCGTCCTTGACCTGCCGGGCGTGTCGGCGCAGCCACGCGCCGACGTGGACGCGTTCACGGGCGGGCACGGCAGCCGTGGGGACCTGCGCGGTCTCGCGGGGCTTGGGCAGGTACGCGGAGAGGACCGAGCCGCGGCCGTTGGTCAGGACGGTCATCAGACCCACCTCATCCACTTCGTCTGACCCTGATCCAGTTCCATGGCCAGGTACCGGTCGGTGTCCATGCCGTCGTCGCCGACCTTCACCGGCTCTTCCTTGGTGGCGGAGTCGGCCCACACGTAGCCACCGAACTCTTCTTCGGTGCAGGTCGGCATGGCCCGGTCGGCGAGGTCCTGGTCGCGGTGGCGGCGGGCGCCCTGCACGTACAGCAGGCGCGGTTTCCCGTCCGGTTGGAGGCGCAGACGAGACTGGACGGCTTGGATGCCGTCCTTGACCGCCTTCTTCGCGGCTGAGGTGACCAGACCGGTCTTCTCCTCGAACGTCGCGCGGCCCTCGGCGTCGTGGTCGCAGATGACCTTGCGGGGCTTCGGCTCGGTCCACACGCGACGGCGGGCACTGCCGGCCGCGTCGGGGTCTTCGAGGGACACCTCGTCCATGACCTCGGCGGCGTGGTCCTCGACGAGCCGCTTCGTGCGGTAGATCTCGGCGTAGCGCCAGGCGCGGCCGTCGGGGTCGATGGCGTACCGCTTGAGCACGAACGGGTGGATGTACCCGAAGTCGATTGCCCAGTAACGGGGCCAGTCCCACGGCATCCCGGCCGAGCACAGGCGCGTGTCCTTGTGGAACGTCGGCTTGGGCACGACGTGGATATTCGGGTCGAACTCCTCGTAGATGATGCCCTCGGCCGCCGCCCAGATCCCGTCGAGCAGCCGCAGCCGGCGCACACCGGACAGAGCGTCGAGCTTGGCCATGTAGTCCGCGCCCCGTTCGGTCAGCTCACCGGCGGACGTGTAGTAGGCGGGGTTGTCGCGGTGCCGGGACAGCAGCCGCGGCAGAGCACCGCGGTCAGCACGCTGGTTGATCCAGTGCGCGGGCGCGTCGGGGTTGCAGCACAACACGATCTGCTTGTACGTCTTCCCGCGGCCACGCAACCGGGAGATCAGGGTTTCCAGCGCAGTCTCGGTGACCTCGGTCGCCTCATCGATCATGACGCGGTCGAACTCGGACGACAGGAACTTGCTCGGCTTGTCCAGGCCACCGACGGCGATAAACGACCCGTTGGCGTACCGGTAGCCGGGAGGTTGCCGCCCGGAGCCCCCGAACCAGCGCACGACACCGGCCTTCAGGGCGTCGGCGATGACGAGTTCCTCGAACGTCACCAGCGTGGTTGAGGTGAGCGCGAGGTGGGTTTGCCGGACGAGCAGGCCGCGGATCTTGCAGTTGAGCGCGGTCAGGTGCAGCTTCCACAGTCCGGCCAGGCTCTTGCCGGTGCCGGCCGGGCCTTCCATCACCACGACCGGTTCGCGGCAGCGCATCAGGTTCAGCGCGGCCCCGCGCGGCTCGTACCGCACGACGGTGGTCTCGGCGGGACGGTCGAGGACGACGGTCATGGTTCGTCCACCTCGACCTCGGTCCACGTCGCGGCTTCGTGGTCGTCGACGGTGCGGACGGCGACACCGGATCCGGGCTGGAAGAACAGGACCACCCACCGCTCGCTGCCGGGCACCGCGTCACCGGTGTGCACATCGGCCTGAGTGGGGATGCGCTGGGCGAGCTGCCCCGTGGCGGGGTCGCGGCGGTAGCTGGTCATCGCAGCCGGCCCTCGCGCACGCGGTGACGGAACTCCTCAGCGAAGCGGTCTGCTTCGGCCGGGTCGATGTTCTGCCGAAGCTGGATCGGCGCAGGCTCGGGCCCGAGCTTGGCGTGCAGGCCGTCGAGCTTGGCGTGCAAACGACGAATGTGCCGGTGCGCCCACAGCCAGACCGCGCCGCCGGCGAGAGCGGACGCAAGGAGGTTCTGCGCGAGACCGGACAGCCAGTCAGCCATCGGCCTCACCGCCGTCGACTTCAGCTCGTGCCTGAAGTTCGGCCAGCGCCGCAGATACGACCCGCGACCGTGCGATGGCGCGGACCCGGGTCCGCACGAGGTAGCCGGCCATCGCCCCGTCATCCGCGCTCGGCAACGGCCGGTCGTCCACACGAGCGTGCCGGCGCGACGCCCGGTTCGGCACCACACGCGGCACGTCCAACCGATCCACGTCGCCGCTCACACGACATCACCAGGATCCACGCCGACAACCTCGTACCGCAGCGTCGTGTCCGTCTCGACCTTCGCCGCCGCATACAGGCCCAGCAGCCGCGCCTCCTGGTCGTCCAACTTCACCAACCGGTCGACCGCCGCGAGCACCGGACCGTCGTCGACCAGCGGCTCGCCGTAGATCGGCTTGCCCTCCGCGTCCTGCCCGGTGATCTCGCTGACCACGTGACCGTTGGACACCACCACGTGCCTGGCGTGCAGCACGTCCATGACGACCTCGCGGGCCGCCTCGATCCGGGCGAGCTGCTCATCCCGGTACGCGTCGACCTGCACGGTGAGTCCACGGCGGATCGCGCGGTGGAACTGGCGGTGCACGACCTGCTTCGACACGCCGAACCGCTGGCCGATCTCGTCGAAGGTGAGGCCCTCGCGTTTGAGGCGCACGATCACGGCTTCGCGTTCGGTGGCGGCGGCCGTGGCTTCGGGGTCGTGCTGTGGCATGGCCGTCACCCCCTAGTGCGTCAACTTCGCGTGGGGAGCGCGGATGCACGCCCTCGCGCGCAGTGTGATCGACACGTCGGAGGGTCGGCAAAGGTGACACTCGGCGGCACGAGGCGGCATTTGGCGGCACGGGGAACGTATGCTGAGCAGCATGAACGAGCAGCGACCCTGCACCTATGACGAGGTTCGGTCGTGGGGTGCGGTGGTGGACTTGTCGACGGCGGCTCGGGCGTTCAAGCTCGGTCGGACGGCGGCGTACCGGTTGGCGGCGGCGGGTGAGTTCCCGGCGAAGTGCACGAAGGTGGGGCGGCGGTGGCGGGTGTCGACTCAGGACATCCTGGCGGTCCTCGGTGCCAAGGAGTCGGCGTGAGTGAGTGCGCGGGGTCCGATTTGAACGGACGGCGCCTCCGCATACCCCTGTGCCACGGGCGACGCGGTCGGCGTCTAGTGGGTCAACCCTGGGCCGCTTGGGTTACCCGCGCGGAGATCAGTCTATGGCTTCATTCCAGGCGTGGCCGCAGTCGACGCACTCTCGGACGTAGCACGTTTGCGTCCGCGGCTCCCGGTCGACGAGTCCGAGAGCGTTGGCAACTCCGTCAGGTAGGAAGCTTGGGCCGGCGATGACGCCTTGGTCGAGGTCGATGACGTCGCGGACAGGGCCAATGAGTGGGCAGCGCCACGTGTCGCAGTACGGGCAGCCGGGTGCGGCAGTCAGCGTGCGGATCGGTGGCCCTTCAGGGTTCGGCCAAGGGGTCATGGCGCGAACGGTGGCCGTGGGTCGGTGACGTCCCAGGAGGTCGGTCACGTGTCCTCCATCCGCAGGTGTGGTGTCAGCCGGCGCATCAGTTCGGGCGTCCACCCGCGTGGGAACGGTGGGATCTGGTTGCCGTGCCGGTCGTGCAGGATCACTGCCGCCGCTAGGACGCGGAGCCACTCGACGTCGATCCAGTGGACGTTGGTGTTGTAGGGCAGGTACCCGACCTCGACGATCGGGTAGGAGTAGCGGCCGATGATGAGGTCGCACTTCGCGTGGCCGGTCAGTTCGGTGTTGCCATCGACGTCCGCCGGGCGGCCGGTGTTGAACTTCAGGTACCTCAAGGCGTTCTCGGCGACGTCTCGGCCGTTGGCGCCGGAGTGCCATTCGGTGTCGAGTTCGAGTCCGGGGTCGTGGGAGAGGCAGATCAGGCGGTACATGCTGCTCATCGGATGCCCAGTTTCTGCTTGGCGGTGGCCCAGTCGGTGGCGATAGCCCGCTGTGCCGCGGCGAGCGGGACGCGGCCGGCGCAGACCGCGTGGTTGAGCGCTGACTCCACGCCGTCTTTCGGGTTGGGCGACGCGCCTGGCTCGGGCCAGAGGTTGCGGACGTCGGTGGGTGACCCGCCGAGGCTGAGTGCAACCAGATGATCTTCCTCATAGGATCCGAGCCGCCGGTCGCTGTACCCGTACTGGGCGATCTGCCGCCGCTTGAGGGGCTCGGTGTAGGACGCCGGTGGCCGGATGGTGGCGGTCCAGCCGCGCTTGCAGATGGTGGAGTGGATGTCGGCCTGGGTGACGTTGGGGTTGAGCGCACCGGGCGTGCACGTCGGATCAGGTAGGGGTTGGCCGTGGTCGCTGTGGGCGTGGCAGGTGGTGGTGATGGTGGTGATGGGTGCTGCGGTGGTGGTGCCGCCTCCGGTGGTGGCCTGGCAGGCGGTGGTGAGGAGTGCGGCGGCGATCAGGAGGGGGATGGCGCGGGTCATGCTGTCTCCTTCGGCGGGACCTTCGCAGCGGCTTTGGCCAGGACGTGCTCGGCGGCGTCGTAGAACGTGCTTCCCCAGCCAGCGTTGAATCCGGCGATGTGCTCGCCGTACTGGTTGGTGACCGTGATGGCCTGGTTCGTGCCGTAGTAGCCGAGTTGGATGCGCCAGTTGTTGTCTCGGACGATGCGCAGCAGGGCAAGGAGGCACTGCTCGTGCAGGGTCTCGCGTGCGGCGGCGATCGGGTCGGTCACTCGTCCTCCTCGGTGTCTCGGTGGGCCATCTCGGCGGCGAGCTGGTCGTAGATCGGGGTGTCGCCTGGGTCGTCGGCGAGTAGGCGGCCGGTGAGGTGGTCGGGGTCCGGCACCGAGGTCACGGCTGGTCCTGTGTGGGCGGTTCGGCGTGGTTGACGCTGCCGAGATGTTCGAGACACTGGCAACCGTCGACCGGGCTCCATGACGGGCAGACGCTGGTGATGCCGGCCTGGTGCTCGCAGGGCAGGTTCCAGAAGCCGCTGTCGTCGCAGCCGCAGCGGTCGTCGTCGTGCCACGACGTGACCCACGCGCCGCACTGCTCGCAGGTGAGGTACGGGTCGGCGAAGGTCACGATGACGTGGGTTCGGGTGTGGGTGGTCATGCTGCGTGTCTCCTGTCGTGGGGGTCGCCGGCGGGGACGGTCACGATGCCTCCGCCGGTGGGATCTGCGCCATGCGCGCCTGCACAGCCTTGAGGAGGTCACCCAGCTCCCTGGCGGCGGAGGTGGCGGCGTTCTCCACCGTCCCGTCGTCCCAGTCGCCGGTGGCGGCGTCGGTTTCGATGCCCTCGACGTCGCTGAGCGCGTCGATCACGGCGCGTTCCCGCTCGGTCAGGTCGCGGTACAGCTCGTCGTCGGCGGTCACGGTGTCCCCTCTCGTGGGACCACGGCCAACACCGGGTTTGATGTAGACATCTCTACAGGCTTAGGTGTAGAGTTCTCTACATGACCACGGAAGCTCCGTTCAGCCAGTACGCCAACCACCCGACCCTCGACGCGTGGGTACGGGCTGCACTCGCCCAGGGAACACCCAGCGAGCCGACCGCCTACAACGTCGACGAGATCACCCGGCTCTGCCGCGACCAGGTCAGCTACCGGCTGAAGGACGCGGAGGGCATCGAACTGCGCGACGACGACACCTTCGTGTGCGACGGGCCCTTCCCGGACGATGCCGCCGACATCATCAGGTACGAACTCCGCGAGATCGAATTCTGGTACATCGCGCAGGAAAACACGTGGGACGCGATCCTGCGACGGTCCGAGGCAGCCACGACGGCACGGAAGCACCTGCGCGAGCACATCCACGAACTCGTGCCCGCGCTGTACTCCGAAGCCGAACTGGCCCGCCGTGCTGGAGTGGACCGGATGACGGTCCGCAACTGGCTCGGCAAGCGCTGACCGGCTCACTGCTGCTCCTCTCGTGGGACCCCAGCCGCGGAGTCGGTCCATTCCCAGGCCGCTGGGCGCCGGTGGCCTTCCTCGGTGCCCTCGCCGCACACGCAGTAGTTGTCTCCGTCGTCGGCCCAGCAGGACTCGCCACAGGGGATACCTGGCTGCCCGCGCTGTGGCTGCTGCTCCTCTCGTGGGACCACGGGCCACGTCGCGGCCGTTTCCGCCGCTGCGGCAGCTAGCCTGCGGAACGATGTCCGGATTTCCCCGATGACACCTTCGAGGCGGGACGTGTCGAACTGGATGGACGCTGCGAACCATGAGGACACCATGCCGACCCGCTTCGACAACCACGCGTGCTGGCAATCCTCGGAGCAGAAATCGTCTGAGGGCGACCCGCCGAGCGTGGCGCCGCACTGCTGGCAGCCGGTGGCCTTGTCGATCACGTCGATGATGTCAGCCATGGTGTGTCTCCTCGGGGTACGGCGGCTTCGTACGTCGCGGCGAACGCTTCGGGGTCGCAGGGGTAGAACTCACCCTGCGTGCCCTTGATGACCCAGTAGTCCGGTAGCACGGCGATCCACTGTGCGTGGTTGTCCTCCCAGACGCACGGGTGATGCCACACTCCGGTGATCTCGTCGGGCAGGAGGAAGCGGCATTCGCCGTTGTCCTTGTAGCCGACGAACGCCTTGATGTCGCTAGCGTTGTCGCCGGTCCAGCGGATCGCCTCGATCTCGACGGGCTTCTTGCGGAACTTCTGCACGGTCATCGTTGTGTCTCCTCGGTGTCGACGCCCAAGTGGCCGGCGATGGCACGGACGGTGTCACACGGCCACGGAATCGGGTTCTCGCCGACATCGACGCCACACTCGACGCAGTCGCTGTACTCGTCGGCGTGGTGTAGGTCCAGCACGGCACGCAGCGCGTCGGCGTAGTGCACCGCCGCGAGGATGGCGTCCTCGGGTGTGCCGTCGGCGTCGTCGGCGAGCTGCTGTCGGATCGCTGTGTCCAGGTCTCTCACCGCCAGTCACTCCCCTCGGGTGGCGCCTCGGTGACGCCCATCTCGTAGCCGATGGCCTGCCGGACCTGGTCGAGCAACTGCCGCTCGCCGTGGTCGCAGCCCTGGTCCCATTTCGCGCAGATCGCGAGGACGCGCCGGAGAGCCGCCCCGTAGCGCAGGAGGCCGCCGTCCGGGTCCGTGAACGTCTCCGACCCGCCGCCCTCGTAGGACTCGGCCTCGTGGCGGTCCATGCGCTTCAGGGCGAGACGCGCGATCTCGCTGGACTCAACCCTCACCGCTGCTCCTCTCGGATCTGTCGACGCGCGTGCCGCCACCACCGAAGACGACCGAGCAGGTGTGGGTCGTACGGGCTGTTGCACATCGGACGGTCGGTGTACTGGCAGCAGAGGAGGGTGCCGTGGCAGCGCAGGCGACGCAGGAGACGAGTCACCGCTCGCCTCCGTGCTCCACACGCGCCCACAGCGGTGCCAGGGCCAGTTCGACCGCGTTGTGCAGGTTCGCGTCCAGCACGGCAGCATGCTGCTCGGTCAGGTCCAGTCCTTCGGGCAGTTCGACCCACACGGTGATCTCCCTACCGGCGATACCCACGTGGTATGTCGCGCCGGGTGTCTGGCAGGGCGTCTCAACGGCCATCGACGTGCTCCACACGGTCAGCCAGCTGCTCGACCACCAGCACCACCGCCCGGCCCTCACCCGAGGAACGTGTGAGTGTCCAGCCGTCGTCCCGCATCGCCCGCAGGGTCGCCGCTACCGCCGCACGGGCCACCGTCTCAGCCGACACCCACACGTCGATGGTGTGCGGATAGCGGTCGACAGGGTGGTATCGGGGCATCGTGTCGTCGTCCGGGTCCACGTACCGGGCGTCCCGTAGTGCCTGGGTCACGGCGTCCACCACGGACTGGGCGAGGTCACTGGACACAGTTGTCCTCCTGGCCGGTAGCCAGCGCGCGGCTGGGCTCCTTGCGCATCCGCTTGCACGTGAAGTCCCACGTTGCCGTCGCCGCGCCGAACTTGCCGTACCCGACGTCGAACGTGAAGGTCAGCAGGTTGATGTAGCCGCCCTTCTGGTCTGGCTCCCAGACCAGGCCGGCGGAGCACCAGCGGTTGTTGATGCCGCCCAGCACGATGTCAACCACGGTCGTCGTCCTCCCACTCCCACAGGCCGAGCCGGCCTTTCACCGCTGGACCGGTGCGCAGGTGGGCATTGGCCAGCTTCCAGTGCGTCTCACCAGCGACCGCCCACGGTCCACAGTCGCAGCCGAACCGCTTGGTGCAGATATCCACCAGGTCGACCACGGCGACGATGAGACCGGTCCCGCTGAATGGCAGGTCATCGGCCAGCGTCTTCGGCGGGAAGTCGCCCTGCTCTCTGATGCGCTGGACGACCTCGCGGAGCACATACTCACCGTCGTCGTCCCACTTCGCTGCCGCGTGAATGGCCAGCGGACCTCGATAGGCGGTCGCCCAGCTTCGGTTCTCGATCGTCTTGTGGCCGCGTGCGATGGCCCACGCCCACGGCTGTCGGACCGTCAGGGCCCTCACCGGTCGTCCTCCTTGTCGTCCGAGACGCACACCGGTGGTCGCCGACGTCGAGTGCGGATGTAGCCCATGCGGTCCAGCGCCAGCACAATCAGGTCCGCCGACCCGTCCAGTTCCATGCCCGGCCAGTCAGTCATCGCTATGCGCCGTGGTCTCGCCCTGTGGCACGGGTCGAGCGGCGGCCTGTCGGTAACTCAGGTCGAACTCGTGGTGGTGCGGCATCGCACGGCCCTTGACGCAGCGGCGACCGGTGTCGTCGGTCACGGTGCATCGCTCGGCGTCTGGCACGTGCCCGGCAGCGCGGAGAGCGGCGTCGAAGTCGGCCAGCTCGGCCGGGTGGTGCGTCGGGCAGTTCGGGTTGTCCTCGACACGCGTGAATCCGGCGCCCCTGCTGAACTCGTGACCGCACCATGCGCACTCTGGTGGCGTGGGGCGAGAGGAGGGACGAGCAGGTTCGATCTCCGCGCCCATCCAGCGGGCGAGTACTTCCTGATCACGACGGAGCGGGCGCGTCGGCTCGGCGGGTTGGGCCGCCACACCCCGCCACGACTCGATCAGCGCGAGCGCCGCCCACGCGCAGTCGTTGAGCCGCTCCTCAGATACGGCACCACAAACCTTCGGGTGCCGGTTCATCGCGTTCCACAGGTCCATCCACGCCTGTGAGCGGTCGTCGGGCAGTATCACGGCCCGCTGCTCCAGATCACGGATGCGGCGGTCCCGTGCTGCCACACGCGCCTGGAGCTCACGGGTGTACTCGATCAGCGCAAGCGCGGTCCCGTGCTCGGCACCCGCCACTGCACGCGCCTCATCCAGCTCGGACTCCAGGGACGCCACACGGGCGTGTTCTGCTGCCTCGTCAGCCTCGGCGCGCTTCCACAGCCACACCGCTTCGGCGTGCAGCCACCGCAGTTCCCGGATCGCCTCTAGCGCGTCCGGGAACGTGGCCAGGGTCGCGGCGTCCGCGTCGCCACCCACTGCGGCGTGCAACTCGCCCAGGACGTGGTCGAGGGTGTGGACGTGGGCGTCGCGCTCGCGCTGCGTCTCGGCCAGCTCGACGAGCAGCCCGTCGATCGCGTCGATCATCTCGTCCCCGGACGCGGTCGGTGAGTGCAGTCCCAGACGGACGGCCGCAGTGCTGAGCGTGGCCGACATGCCGTGCACGAGGGCGACCGCCTGGTCCCGTTCGTGTTCGGCCTGGACCCGCTTGCCGCGCTCCATGTCGCGGTCTTCTCGGATCCGGCGGAAGTCACCTCGGAGCGTGTCCACGGCACGCGCCTCCGACGCCGCGCGCTCCCGCTCGTACTTGGCGCCTTCCAGGTAGCGCTGCGCTTGCTGTCGCGCCTCGTCTCGCTCGGCCACGATCGGGGCGACGACCCGCCAGACCCCGTCCATCAAGGACGGCTCGCCGTCGGAACGCGCCTCCGGATCGACCGCGAGCCCCCACTCGTCCATCGCCCGTGCGATCCGCTCCCGCAGGACGCGCTCTGTCTCCGTCAT